TGGCAAGGAGATACAACTTCTGCAAACGGTAACTTAAATAAGTTTGATGGTTTAATCAAATTGATTGGTGCTGCTTCAGGAGTTGTAGATGCTAACGTTTCAGGTTATGTTTCAGGTGCTCCATTGAGCTCTATTACTGCAGCTAACGTTATTTCATTATTTGATGGTGTTTACAAAGCAATCCCTGCTAAAGTAGTATCTGCTGATGATATGACTATCTTCTGTGGTGTTGATACTTTCAGAACTTACACTATTGCATTGAAGAACGCTAATATGTTTAACTATGCATTTGATGGTAAAGCTGATAGCGAATTCGTATTGCCAGGGACTTCAATCAAAGTTGTAGCAGTAAATGGTTTGAACGGTACAAATGATGTTTACGCAATGCGTTTAAGCAACTTGTTCTTAGGTACAGACTTATTGAATGAAGAAGAAAAATTTGAAATCTTCTTCGCTAAAGAAGCTGATGAAGTACGTTTTGCAGCAGAGTTCAAAATGGGTGTGAATATCGCATTCCCTGATGAAATCGTAAAAGTAGCAATCTAATTATAAAAGGGGGTTTGAAATATAACCCCCATTTTTAAATAAAATAAAATAAATAAAAATGGCGTGTGCATTAACACAGGGATATACCCTAGATTGTCGTGATTCCTTAGGTGGAATTACTGAAGTTTATTTTATTGCAAGTTCAGATGTAACTTCAACTACAGAAGCTAGTGGTGTAATTACTGCTCTAGTAAAAGCTACAGGTAAGAAGTTTTATAAATATGAATTAACAAAAGGTACTTCAATGTTTACTGAAAACGTAGCATCAAACGTACAAAATGGTACTTTATATTTCACTCCTGAATTAACAATAATCTTAAACAAGTTACAAGCTAATACAAGAAACGAAATCTTATTATTAGCACAAAATAGACTTGTTGCAGTTGCTAAAGATAACAATGGTAAATATTGGTATCTAGGTAAAACAAGAGCATTAGAATTAACAGGTGGTAGTGCTGCAAGTGGTACTGCTGAAGGTGACAGAAGTGGTTATACATTAACCTTTACAGGTGCAGAACCTGCTTTAGCTCCTGAAGTAAATTCTACTGTTGCAGGTGCTTTGACTACTGCAGGATAATAAGTTTGTAGATTTTTCATAGTTAGTTCCCCTGCCTAGTTTTCTAGGTGGGGGTTTTTTGTATGTCAAAAAGTAAAGTTATTGACTTACTTTATTATGACATAAGTCAAAAAGTAAAGTATTGACCTTACTTTATGCATTTGTAAATATTACAATAATTGCTATTTATAATTGATGATACATTTAACTAAAGGTCAAACAAATACGATTATAATGACTTTAACTGAAAAGCAGTTATTGATTAATCCTAACTATTTATTTGTTTTTACAAATAGAAGTAGCAATAATGTTATTAAATTTGTAGTTTTAAACGCATCAGATTTAAGTTTATTTAAGGATAGATACAATGAATTTAGTATTGTTACTAATACTAACTTTAGTTCTGCATTAGAAGGTCAATATACCTATGAAGTGTACGAACAGGCAAGTAGTTCAAACACAAATATAACAGGCTTAAATAAGCTAGAAACAGGCATTATGTGGCTTTCAGGTTCTACTATGACATATAATCAATACAATACAACAGACACTTATACAATTAGACAATGATAGATTTAAGAGTATTAACATTCGCAGAAGCTAGGCAGCCTGAATTCAAAGAGAAGAAAGGTGCAGATGGTGGATATATTAAATATGGGGAAAATAATGATTACCCTGAATATATAGTTGACTTATATAATAAGTCTTCTAAACATAGTGCAATTATCAAAAGTAAGGTGCATTATATTACAGGTAATGGTTGGGCAGGTGAACCTGATGCACAAGCATTTATAGACAAAGCTAATAGAGTTGAATCATTAGATGATTTAACTAGAAAAGTATCATTAGATATTGAAATATTTGGTGGTGCTTATTTAGAGGTTATCTGGGATTTATCAGGCAATCTTGCTGAATTATGGCATTGTGATTATACTAAAATCAGAACTAATAAAGATAATACACAGTATTGGTATAAAGAGGATTGGAAAGATAATAAGGTTAAGCCTACAGTAATAGCTGCATTTAATCCTAAGCAGCCTGTTGGAAAACAAATTCTTTATATAAAAGAATACAGACCTAACATTGGCATCTATGGATTGCCTAGTTATTTTGCTGCATTAAACTACATTGAATCAGATATTGAAGTATCTAAGCATATTTTAGGAAATGCACAAACAGGGTTTTCTGCTAGTAAACTTATTACTTTGCCAAATGGTGAACCTAATGATGAAGAGAAACGCAATGTAGATAATAGATTAAGAAAGACTTATAGCGGTGCGGATGGTAAAAAGTACATGATTGCATTTGTTAATGATATATCTAGGAAGCCTGTCGTAGATGACTTAGGTACTAGTGATTTAACAAAAGAGGATTTTAGCAGAGTAGATGAATTAATTCAAACTAATATATTTAGTGGGCATCAGGTTACAACACCTTCAATTATGGGTATTGCTGAAGCAGGTAAATTAGGCAGCAGAACTGAAATGCGTGATGGCTATGAAATATTTAAAAACACATATGTAAATGCAAAACAAATGCATTTAGAAAGTGTATTCAATATGTTGGCTAAATTAAAAGGTGTTGAATCTGAAATAAAGATTATACCTACAGAACCAATTGGAATAGAATTTAGTGAACAAACTATTGTTTCAGTTGCACCAAAAGAATGGGTATTAGAAAAGATTGGTATTGATGCTACTAAATATGCACCTGCTCAAGATACAACAGTTCCTGCACAGGGGTTATCTGTTAACGAGCATATAAAAGGTTTAAAGGGTAGAGAATGGCAAAATATGCAGCGTATCATTCGTGAATTTACCAAAGGTAAAATAAACAGACAACAAGCTACTGCAATGCTTAAAACAGGATATGCTTTAAGTGATGAAGAAGTTAATACATGGTTAGGTTCAGAAGAAATGGATGCAGAATTTGCAGCACAAGATTTTGGTGTGTTTTATGAATTCGGTGAAAATAAAGATGCGTTTAATGTTTGGAAATCTAAAAAACGTTTTAGTGATGAAGCTGACTTTCATATGTTTGCTGATGTTACACAATTAGAATCTGACATTTTAGACCAAATATCAAAGCAAAAAGATATTACACCAGAAGTATTGGCAGAAGTTTTAGATGAAGATGTTGACACTATTAATACAGTTTTAAAAGACTTAGAAGATAGAAAGATTTTAAAAACTACTGAAACTAAGATAGGCAAAGGAATCAATAGCAATATAATTGTTTCAAGAGAATTAACCCAACCATTGAGCAAAACAGTTGCAGATGTTAAGCCACAAACTACAGAAATTTTAGTTCGTTATTCTTATGATTGGATAGCAGGATTTAATAATTCAGATAAGAAAAATAGCAGACCTTTTTGTGTTGCTTTATTAGATGCTAATAAATTATATAGCAGAAGTGACATTGAAGCAATGAGTGCAAGACTAGGATATTCTGTATGGGATAGACGAGGCGGTTGGTGGAATGACAATGGCACAATTAGCGAATCATGCAGACACGAGTGGAAAACAAATATAGTTACAAGAAAAAAATAAGAAATGTCATTAAATATATTATTCATATCAGTACAAAGTATAAAAGACAGAACAGGACTTCATGCTAATGTTGATGAAAAATTAGTATTACCTGAAATCAAGACTGCACAAGATATGTATATCCTACCTGCATTAGGTAGCACATTATATAATAAATTACAAAGTGCAGTTAGTGCATCAACTTTAAATGCTAATGAGCAAGGCTTACTAGATAATTATGTTGCTGATTGTTTGATTTATTATGTTATGAGTGAGCTGCCAATGGGGTTATCATATCAGTTTTATAACAAAGGCTTATTAAGAAAGTCAGGTGATAATACAGAAAACCCATCAATGCAGGATATGATTGATGTTGCTAATAGATACAGGACAAGAGCGGAATTTTATAAGCAAAGATTAATTAAATATCTAAGACAAAATAATACACTATTCCCTGAATATTTAAACTTCACAAGCGGAATAGATACAATAGTTCCTGACTTAGAAGGCTATACTTCATCTTTATATTTAGAGGATGATAGTTGCTATGATAGTAAAAGCCTAGAAAAAAAATATCAGGGTAAAATAGGATGCTAATATGAGCAAAGAAGCAAACATTAAAAATCAAAATAAGCTAAAAGTTTATTTAGAAAAATCTAAAAAGAATGACCTTAAATCAAATAGTAAAGCAAATAACAACATTCGGAAACAATCACGAGCAAATTAAGTTCGTGTATTTCGGTGATGTCTGGGAACGTTTAAGTAATGGCGAAGTTACTTATCCTGCTATGTTCTTTTCTTTAATTGATGCACAGATATTAGCAAAGCAAATACAATACAATTTTTCTATCTATGTAATGGATAGAATGCTAATGGAAGAAACTAATGAGACAGAAGTATTGAGTGATATGACTTTAATAGGTCAAGATATGGTTGCTAAATTAAGAAGTCCTGAATACAATTGGACTGCAAGTGATAATATGACAGTATCATTTTATACGGAATCAGACCCTGATTATTTAGCAGGTGTTAAAATAGACTTTGCATTAACATTATCTTCATTAAACGACACTTGTCAAATACCTGAAAATGGAATCTAAAAAAATAAATCAATTAGCGACAGAAATGTCACCTGCATCTACTGACTTAACAATCATAGGTGACCCAATAACAGGTGTATCAAAGAAGATTACCTTAGAACAAATTTCATCTTTATTTTCAAGTTCAATTTCTTTTTACACTAGCTATGCATCATTTCCTGCAACAGGTAGTGTAGATACTTTATATTGTGCTAAGGATACTTATAAACTTTATATATGGAATGGTAGTGCTTATGTAGAAACATTTCCTAGTCAGGCATTATTAGATACATATCAATTAAGAAGCGAGAAGGGTGCGAATAATGGCTATGCATCATTGGATGGCACAGGCAAAGTTCCATCTACACAATTACCTTCATATGTTGATGATATTATTGAGGTGGCAAACTATGCTTCATTACCTGTAACAGGTGAAACAGGAAAGATATATATTACTTTAGATAATAATAAAATATATAGATGGTCAGGTTCTGTATATATAGAAATAGCTGCTAACAATGCAATCTGGGGTTCTATCACAGGAACATTAAGCAATCAAACAGATTTACAAAATGCATTAAATGTAAAAGTTCCAACAAGTAGAACATTATCTATTAATGGTACTTCATACGATTTATCAGCAAATAGAAGTTGGTCAGTAGGTACAGTTACAAATGTAACAGTTACAGAATCAAGTGCAGCATTAAGTATAACAGGTTCACCAATTACATCAAGCGGTACAATCAATATAGGATTTGCAGGAGCATCAACTGATTATGTTGCAGGTGATGGTTCATTAGTTCCATTCCCAACTGTAGTAACACAAGCACAAAACTTAGTTACTGAAGTATACAATGAAACAGGTGCAACCTTAACAAAAGGTACTGTAGTTTATATCAATGGTGGTCATGGCAATTTACCAACAATTACAAAGGCTTTAGCAACAGGTGATTCTACATCAGCACAAACTTATGGTGTAGTAAGAACGGATATAACTAATAATAATAATGGATATGTTACCGTAATTGGTAATATAGATAATATAGATACACAAGCATATGCAGCAGGTACACAATTATATTTAAGTAGTACAACTGCAGGAGCATGGACAAGTACAAAACAATATGCACCTGCCCATTTGGTTTATGTAGGTATTGTAACTAGAAGCCATCCAACACAAGGTGTGGTAGAAATAAGGATTCAGAACGGATTTGAAATGGATGAACTTCATAATGTTTCTGCACAAAGTCCTTCAAATAATGATGGTATATTTTATAATACATCAACAAGTTTATGGGAAAAGAAATCTATTTCAACAGTTCTAGGTTTCACTCCAATATCTTTAACTTCATTAAGTGCAACAAGTCCTTTAAGTTATAATAGTGGAACAGGAGCATTTAGTATTCAACAATCTAGCGGTTCACAATCAGGTTATTTAAGTTTTACTGATTGGAATACATTTAATAATAAACAAAACGCTTTAACTAACCCTGTAACAGGTACTAGTGTAACAAGTCGCATTGCTTACTTTAATGGTACGTCTTCAATAACAGGTTCTAGTAACTTAAATTTTGATGGAACTAATTTATTGATAGGAAATGTTAGTACAGGTTTAGCACAGTTGCACGTTTACAATGCTTCGGCTGCTGCAACAATGTTATTACAAACTAATAGCACTACTGACTATTCAGAAATAGCAGTAAGAAATGATAGTTCAACGGCTACTTCTTATTTTAGACAATATTCAACGGCTGCATCAGGAAGTGATTTTGGTATATCAAGAGCAGGATTAGCTTTATTCTTTAGTAACTATGCTACTAACTTTGCAATAGGTACTAGAAACGGTGGTAATTTAATATTTGGTACGGCTGATACTGAAAGGGCAAGGATTGATACTTCAGGTAATTTTGGTATTGGTACTACTTCGCCTTCATATAAATTAGACGTTACAGGAACAGGAAGATTTACAGGAACGGTTATTACAGGTTCAGGAAGTGGTAATACTTTAAGTTCAGGTTCTATTGATGTAGGCAAGGATGTAGGTTTGGCAGCAACACAAGGTATTGTAGTTAATAATGCAAGAGTATTAGCATTTGCTTCAACAGGAGCAGCTACATTTTCTAGTGCAGGTAAAGACGGTTTGGTAATTTCAGATACTACAAGTCAAGCGACAGGTGTTGGAGGTTCAATATTATTTCAAGGGGTTTATACAAACGGAGGTTCGCCATTACCTTTTGGCAGAATTTCATTAATGAAAGAAAATAGCACAAATGCTAACTATTCTTTTGGGATGGGATTTTATACAAGTGCAAATGGTGGTAATAACCCAAGCACTAACCCTAATATGTACATAGCAGGTTCAGGCAATGTAGGAATAGGAACAAGTTCACCAAGTTATAAAACTGTTATACAAACTGCAAATAATACGGTTGGTTTAATGGTAACTACTAATGCGAATGATACTGAAACAGGTTTTTATGTTACTCCTGACCATACAAACGGAATAGTAAAACTTTTCGCTTCAGGAAATGCAGATAAGACATTTGCATTTTTTACAGGGAATACAGAAAGAATGAGGCTTACAAATACAGGAAATTTAGGGATAGGATTAAGTAGTGTAGATAGCAATTATAGATTAATAGTAAGAAGGGCAGCAAATATAAATATTGGGTTTGGTATTCAAGGGTCAGAAGCATCAATAGAAAGTTTTAATGATGCAGTAGATACAGGTTTACCTTTAAGAATTTATGGAAATCCTGTAAAAATATTTAACACAATATATTTTTCAACTTATAGTAATGGTTCTTTATCTATTTCAAGTGGACAAGTTATTTCATCTTCTGATAAAAATTTAAAAATAGAAGATGGATATATTGATAATGCCTTAGATAAAATATTAAAATTAACTCCAAGATATTTTTATTGGAAAGAAGATAGTGGAATAGAAACAAAAGAAAGGCAAATAGGATTTTATGCTCAGGAAGTTAAAGAAGCATTAGGTAATGAAGTTTCAAATGATAATGGCAATGGCAAATGGGGTATTTATGATAGGGGAATTATTGCAATGTTGACCAAAGCAATCCAAGAGCAACAAGCACAAATAGAAGAATTAAAAGCTAAAATAAAATAAAATGAGTATAACTTACAATTGGGTAATTAATCAAATGGATACAAAGCCAACTGAAGATGGCTTAACTGACGTAGTGGTTTGCGTACATTGGGTAAGAACGGCTGAGCAATATGTAGGTGGCGAACCTATTTTAGTTTCTAGTTACGGAACAATGGGATGTCAAACCCCTTCAAGTACGGACTTTACGGCTTATCCTGATTTAACCTACGAGCAAGTTTGTGGCTGGCTAGATGCTGGGTTAGATGTACCTACTATTGACTTAGGATTAGACAAACAAATTGAGGATATTATCAATCCCCCAATTGTTAATTTGCCATTACCGTTCCAAAATCCAAGTATTTAATCTTATATTTGTAAAAAATAAATATTATGACACTTAACGAACAACAACTTCAGGAACTACAAAACCTTATCAATGCAATCCCTACTTTATACGGAGTGCAATTAATTCAATTTTTTCAAAAGGTGAGTCAAGATAATGCACCTAAAGAAGAAGTAAAAGCAGACTAATGACACCACATAGCGACAGAGCAGACATATCAACATTGACAAGCATAATTGGTGCAGTTATTTCTATATCAAATATACAACCAATAGTTACACTTATGGCTTCTCTTGTCGCTATTGTTTCAGGTTTATTTGCAATTAGATATTACTACAAAGCAATCAAAAACATAAAGTAATGATGAAGTTTTTAAATAGTATGTACGGTTCATGGATTAAAATATTCTTAGCTGCAATACTTACTATGATAATAAACAAAGGTGATATTTATTTAATAGCATTAAAGGATTGTATTAATGCAGGAATCATTTCTATATTACCTATAATCATAAATTACTTAAATCCACATGATACCAGATATGGGAAATAAAACTAAGTTATTTATTATTTATTTAATATGTA